TAAGTAATTATGAGTTTTTGGGATACTGAACCAGCAAAGCCAGAATTCATCTTTGAGGAGGAAAAAAGAAAACTCAAAGAGAATATGGATTATCTAATGACAATGAGTGTTGAAGAACAAACTCTATACAAAAAGTGGGTAGAGTTGCAAGAATCTTCAATGCTTAGAGATAAATCCCAAATCGCTACTCTTTATGATACTCAATGGAAACCAACTGATATCAACAATAAAGAACTAACCATCAAAGAAATTGAAGAGTTAGAACCTTATGTTGAAATTGTAGAGGATTCAGCTGAAGCTACAAAGTGGACTTATCTTAGAAAGATGATTCACACTATGAGTTGGACAGCTAATCCTGGTCGAAATGTGAAGTTATTTATCAAAGATAAGAAGAGTGGTAAATTGTTAGGTTTGGTATCACTAGCCTCAGATGTTACTTCTATGAAAGTAAGAGATGATTACATCGGATGGACTAAAGAAGATAAATTCAAAAAGGGAAAGTTGAACTACACAACTATCGCTTCCACCATCGTTTGTACCCAACCTTTAGGTTACAACTTCTTAGGTGGTAAACTCACCGCAATGATGACTACAGTTCCAGAAGTTAGAAATTATTGGAAAGAAAAGTATGGGCAAACATTGATAGGCGTGGGTACAACTTCCCTTTATGGAATTCATTCACAATATAATGGTATTCCGCATTTTAAAACTTTAGGAGAATCCGCTGGTAAGATTGCAATCAAACCTGATGATGAGTTCTATGACCCTTGGCACCAATGGTTGAAGGAAAATAGAGCAGATTGGTATGAAAATGCAATCACAAATGAAAGAATCAGAAATGGTAAAAATATGGGAACTGGTGAAGGTGCTAGTGGACCTGTAAGTGGTATCAAACAAAAGATTCTTTCGCAGATTCTAAGAGAATGTGGTATCAAATCGTCTGATTATCACCACGGATTCAAAAGAGGTGTATATCTTGCTATGATGTATGAAAACGGACCTGAGTTCCTCCGTTCAGAAATTGAAGAATCGGAACTCAAAATGAAGAAGAAGTTTGTTGATGGAGTTGATTATATCAACAATTGGTGGAAAAGACAAGCAATCAAACGATATTCTAAGTTGCATGATGAAGGTAGATTAAAACCTGAAGATTTATTCTATATCGATGGTATTGGTAAAGATTGGGAAACCTTCAAATCAGAAAGATTAAAAGAAGTAGGTAGATAAAATATAAATTATGGGATTTTTTGAAGAAACTAATAATGAACAAGTAGATAACTCACTTTGGGTAGAATCGTATCGCCCAACTACTTTAGAAAATTATGTGGGTAATGAACACTTAAAAGAAAAAGTAAGTGGTTATTTAGAAACAGGTGATGTACCTCACTTACTTCTTTATGGTAGAGCTGGTACTGGTAAAACAACTCTTGCCAAATTGATTGTAAAATCATTAGATTGTGATTATATGGTAATCAACGCATCTGATGAGAACAATGTGGAAACTGTAAGAAATAAAGTAAAAGGATTCGCATCATCGATGGGATTCAAAAAGTACAAAATCATTATCTTAGATGAGTTTGATTATATGTCTCAGAACGCACAGGCAATCCTTCGTAATTTGATGGAAACATTTTCACAACATTGTAGATTCATTTTGACTTGTAATTATGTTGAGAAAGTTATTGACCCTATTCAAAGTAGATGTCAAACATTCCAAATCATTCCTCCTACTAAAAAAGATGTAGCAGTTCAAATATCAAAGATTTTGAATAATGAAGAAGTAAAGTTTGAACCAAAGGATTTAGTTCCAATTATTGATGCTGGTTACCCTGATATTCGTAAGATTATCAATACTTGTCAATTAAACTCAATAAAAGGTGAGTTGAAAGTAGATACTCAAAACCTTTTAGAGAATGATTATAAAATGAAAGTTTTAGATATCCTAAAATCTTCGGATGATAAGAGAAACAAATATGTGAATATGAGACAAACTATCATTGATAGTAGAGTAACTGATTTCTCAGAATTATTTACTCTCTTATATGAAAAGGTAGATGAGTACGCTCCACAAAACACAGCAAATGTAATCATCGCTCTTTCTGAAGGACAGAATAAACACTTCAACGCTATTGATAAAGAGATACCAATGGCAGCAACTTTGATTGAAATTTTAAACTTAATATAATGGCAAATATAATTGGTAAAGGTGGTAGTAAACCACAAAAAGCATCAGAACAAAGTACACAACAATCACCAAAGATTGATTTGGGTAAATCAACTCCCGTTGTTTGTGCTCATTGTGGATATGATGTATTTGTAGATGGTGCTAAATTTAGAAAAATCTCAAAACTAATCACTGGTACTCCGCAAGATGTAGTTGTACCAATTGAAGTAATGTTATGTGGTAATTGTGGTGAGATTTGTGAAGAATTACTACCAGAACAAATGAAAGTATTAAACGAAATTGATAAAAGAAATTCTGAGGAAAGTGGCAGCTAGTTTATTTGACCATATCAAACAAATCACTAATGTTCAGAATCCTAAGTATTGGGATACTTTAGAAGAAGCTGATAAAAAAAGTTGGAGTAACTATATGGTACTCCGTTTTCTTTCAATGAAATACGAATGGGTAGAAACCATTGCAGCTGTTCAACCTTATTTGCAAGAAGTTCCTCCTAAAGCAATGTATTTGGCTATGATTGATTTACTTCCAAAGGGTAGACACTTTATGAAGTATATGAAAGCTAAAACTGCCGATAAGTACGAAGGTTGGTTGGTAGAGTTGGTGGCAAAACATTATGAGGTATCTAAATTGGAAGCAGAGGATTATCTAAAGATTCTATATTCAACACGAACTGGTAAAGAAAGAATCAAACAATTATCAGAGGATTATGGAACTGACCCAAAAATAATTAAGAAACTAAAACTAAATGTGTAATGTCAATCGTTATAGAATCTCATAAGGGAATAGAGGTTCTTCGAGATGACCTTTTATCTGGTGGAACTAAATCAGTACTTCTAAAAAACATATTAGACACCACCTACGATGAGTTCGTTTATCCATCACCTGTTTATGGAGCAGCTCAAATAGCATTATCATCTTATTGTAAATCCATAGGTAAACAAGCAACTATCTTTTGTGCTAAAAGAAAAAAACTACATCCAAATACTCAAAGATGTTTGGATTTGGGAGCAAAGGTAGTTGAAATACCCTATGGATATCTTCATGTAGTTCAGTATCATGCAAAAAATTATTGTGAAGAAAATGGTTCATATTTACTACCATTTGGATTTGATACTGAAGAGTCAAAAAACTTAATAGCAAATAGAACGAAAGAAATCATATCTCAATTGGGTTATGAACCTGATGAGATATGGTGTGCGTTAGGAAGTGGTGTTTTGATGGAAGGTATTATCAGAGGAACAACCACATCTAAAATCAAAGCAGTTCAAGTTGGTAAAGAATACAATATAGGAATTAGACAATTTGAAGAAGGATTTAATCGATTGGAGATATTCAAACACAAACTACCATTTGAAAAGAGTACAAAATTCAAATCAGATTTTCCATCCACACCAAATTACGATTTGAAAGCATGGGAAATGTGTAACCAAAATAGAGGTGATGGTAGAATTCTATTTTGGAATGTTTTTTAAAAAAGATTTGGATATTCATTAATTTTTTCGTATATTTGTAATACAAATAAAAGATTATGGCAAAAGTAAGTTTTTCTCAATATCAATTATATTCAACTTGTCCAAGGGCATATAAGTTGAGATACATCGATAAGTTGGGAGAATCATCTGCCAACATTTATACAATTTTCGGAACTGCGATTCACGAAACAATCCAACATTTCCTTTCGGTAATGTATGGGGTTTCTAAGAAACAAGCTATGGAAATTGATACTGATAAGTTGTTGTTAGATTGGATGAGAAAAGAATTTCTCAAAGAGAATGAAAAGTTGACAGAGGGTACAATATGTACTCAGTTAGAGTTAGAAGAGTTTTATGGTGATGGTAGAAGAATCTTAGAATGGTTCAAAAAGAAGATTGATAAGTTTTACACAAAGACTGGATTTGAGTTAGTTGGGATTGAATTACCACTAAATGCTAAAGTAAAAGAAGGCGTTCATTTTATTGGATTCATTGATATTGTAATGAAAGATTTATCAGATAATTCAATTATCATCATTGATTTGAAAACTTCAACAATGGGATGGAACAAATATCAAAAAGCAGATAAATACAAAAATGCACAAATTGTTCTATACAAAAAATACTATTCCGAACTATTCAATGTTCCATTAGAGAAAATAAAAGTGGAGTATCAGATTATGAGAAGAAAACTCTATGAAGATGCACCATTTCCAATTCCCCGTATTTCAAGACACGTACCTGCAAATGGTAAACCAACCACAAATAGAGTTTATAGTGAATTTATAGATTTTGTAAATGAAGTATTTGATGATGAAGGTAAGTTTAATGATTTACCTTACCCAAAGGTGCCAGGTGAACGGAAAAAAAATTGTAAGTTTTGTGAATTCCTTCAAAGAGGAATTTGTGATGGAAAAGTTTAACGGAAAATAAATATCTATATACTTATATATAAATGTATAT